TTGTAAAGCAGATGTACCTCTTTTAGAAGCTAATTTCTTTTTCTTCTTAATATCTTTATCGGCTGTTACTAATTCAATAGGTCTGTCCACTGCTTCTATTGCTGAAGACACCACTTGACGGGGTGCACTCATTATAGGTGCAGGTGGAGCTTTTGGTGCTGACATACACATAGTATTATTTTATCCTCTCTTGTAATGTATTAATGAATCGTACTACGTCCCTTTGACCTGCTTTAAAATAGATAGTCTTAGTATCATCTTTTAAATTAGGTGATTTCTCAGGATATAGTTTATTCAATAGTTCTACCAAGTCTTCTGACTTGTGAGGTAAAACTAAATCTTCATTTTCGTCCATATTATTCTTCTAAAAAGGGCACTTTAGTTCCATAACTTGCCCGTTGTAGTTCCTTTGTTATATTCTGTTGCTCTATTCTCAAAGAAATTAGCGTGTTCAACTCCATTTAACACCCAATCTAACCACCCTAAAGGGTTATCTTTGACACCATAATTAGGTTTTAATGATAGCTGAAGTAGTCTTCTATCCGCTATATATCTTATATATTTCTTAACTTCATCAGAAGTAAGTCCTCTTATACCACCCATTTCAAACGCTAAATCAATGAATTTATCTTCTAATTCTACCATATCTCTAGCTGTTTGATAGATAGTTTTCTTAAATTTATCAGTCCATACTTTAGGATTTTCTTTAATTAATGTTTTAAATAATTTAATCATACTTTCAACGTGGTGTGTTTCATCTCTAATACTCCAAGTTACTATCTGACACATACCCTTCATTCTTCCATATCTTTGAAAGTTAAGTAGCATAACAAAGGACGCAAATAATTGTAGTCCTTCACCAAATGCAGAGAAACAAGCTATGTCTCTAAGGAAACCTTCAACTCCTTTTCCTTTATCTTTAAATAAATAAGTATGTTTATTAGCCATTTCTTTGTATTCTTGAAAGGCTTTGAAATCTAATAATGAAGGTTCACCAAGTGTATCATTGAGTAATGAATAAGCGTGAGCGTGATTAGCTTCACTGGTTGCAAAAGAAGACAACATCATTCTAACTTCAGGTGGTTTAAATTTAGGAATATAGTTATCTAAATAGGCTTTAGCTATATCCACATCACCTTGAGTAAAGAATTTTAATATTTGATTTATTAAATTTTTCTCTTCTTTTGTTAATCGTTCATTCCAATCTCTTATGTCCTCGTGTAAAGGAACTTCACTAGGAAGCCAGTGCATTTTTTGCATAGTATCATATGCGTTAAAAGCCCAATCATAATCAAATGGCTTGTAATAATTTCTTTCTGTAAATAAACTCATCGTGTTAATAATTCAATCCCTTCTATAATAACTAATGCTCCTAATTCTAATGCTAAAATGGTATGATAAATAGTCCATAATACTGTTTGCTTTTCTTTATTAACATATATTACTTTTTTATTATCAGTATATTCTACTTGTATAACATCAGGTATTTTCTTAATCTCTTCCATTATCACTCACACGCTAAACAATCCGCATCAGGAAGAATCTCTCTTTTGATTTTCTGTGATACTAATTCTGCTCTTTTAATTGCTTCAGAACGACAGTAGTAAAGAGTTTTTAATTTACGTTTCCAAGCTATCATATGTATATCGTGTAGTTCTTTTATATCCACATCAGCAGGTACGAATACATTAACACTTTGAGCTTGACAAATAAACTTCTGTCTATCTGCGGCGTGTTCTATTATCCATTGTTGGTTTATCTCAATAGCAGTTTTAAAAATATCTTTTTCATAGTCTGATAACTCTTTGAGATGCAAGACCGAGCCTCTTTGAGAGACAATGGACGACCATATATCATCATTATTTATTCCTTTCTTTTCTAATAGTTTTTCTAAAAATTTATTCTTAACTAAAAATGAACCTGACATTGTTTTCTGAACATAAGCGTTAGCTCTGTAAGGTTCTATTGATGGTGAAGTAGTACCACAAATAATTGAAGATGATGCGTTAGGTGCTATAGCTAATAGATGAGAATTACGCATACCTGTTCCTTCCATATCAGGAGCTTCTCCTCTTTTAACTGCTAACCTTTTTGATTCAGCAACAGCTTCCTCTTTTATCTTTTTAAATATTTGTAAGTTTTTTGATTTAGCTAAAGCAGATTCAAATGGAATGTTTTGTGATTGTAAATAAGCGTGAAAACCCATAGTACCTAAACCAATACTTCTTTCATTGTTGGCACTAAATCTAGCTTTAAACAATTCATCGGGTGCATAGTCAATAAAGTATTGTAGTACGTTATCTAAGAAGCGAATCATATCAGGAATAAATAAACTATCTTTTTTCCATTCTTCATATTTTTCTAAGTTAAGGGAAGATAAACAACAAACGGCTGTTCGTGTTTTATTAGTAGGTAGGGTTATTTCGGTACAAAGATTAGAGTGTTTAACACTTAATCCTAAATCTTTTTGTGTTTGTGGTAGTCCTTCATTTATAGTATCTGTAAAACAAACATAAGGCTCACCTGTAGCTACACGATTCTCTAAAATTTTTTGCCACAAATCTCGTGCAGATATTGTTCTTACTTTTAATTTTGTATGTGGGTCTATTAAACTCCAACTGTCATCATAGGTAGGTTCTTTAATACATTTATCTATAAGTTCCATAAAAGTATTAGGAACATTAACTCCGTGATGTAAGTTTAAACATTTTCTATGTATGTCACCACCACTAGGTTTTCTTATATCTAAAAATTCTAATATTTCAGGGTGTGTTATATCCATATAAGCGGCATAACTTCCTCTTCTAGTTTTACCTTGTGAGAAAGCTAACATTTCTGAATCTACAACGTGCATAAAAGGAATAACACCTGAAGATTGAGAACCACCTGAAGTTGCTGTGCCATCAGACCTAACATCTCCCCAATATCCTGCAATACCACCACCAACAGAAGCTAACCAAGCGTTTTCTGTGTAGTGTTCAGCAAGTTCACCTCTACTATCACCAACATAACTTAAAAAACAAGAGATAGGCATACCTCTTTTAGTTCCTGCATTACTTAAAATAGGAGTAGAAAACATACACCAAAGATTAGAAACATACTCATACATTCTTTGTGCCATTTCATCACTATCAGAAAAGGCTTGAGACGCTCTCATAAAAGCATCTTGAGGTGACTTCTCATCAGGTAATAAATACCTATCCTTTAAAGTAGTCTTGCCAAAGTCTGTTAGTAAATTGTCTCTTTCGTAATCCATTTTTTAAAATTGTCCTGAGTTGGGTGTGTTGTTTGCTATATCATCTAAGAATTTTTCTGTTTCTTTATCTATAGGTTCTAAGTCTTCTTGTAATTTTTCTGATTCTGTTTTTTCTTTTTTAAATATTCTATCCCAACCTTTTTTGTAGGATTCAGTTGGTTGATGTATCGGATTTCCTGCTAAATTACGATTCTTATTGTTGTAGTTATATTTGTCCGCCATACGCTGTAATATATTTTTGTGTTGTCCAATAGTTAGGTTTATAATTTGTCATATTTTTAACTTTAAAAAATCCCGCATCAGGCTGATACAGTTCCCACATATAAACTTTATGTGTTGTAACTAAATCTGCTGACATACCATCAAAGTCGTGAGCAATATTGTTAAGAACTAACTCTTTAAGTTCTTTAACTTTTGTCACATAATGATATGCGTGAGTTTTAATATCTTTTTTTGTAGTGATTGTTGTAGCAAAATCCAAACTACTATATGCTTTCGCATAACTGTTATGACTTATTGCTAAACTAGAACCACTTGATAATAATGCAAATTCACTACACCCACTTAGTAAACTAAATAGGATTGTAAATTTTAATATCTGTTTTCCTGTCCATCGTAACATATTTTATTTTCCCTTCGGGTTCAAATTGTTTTAAAGAATCAAAGACAATAGTCTTATCAAAATCTTTACAACTGTAAACGTCTAATTGTAATAATGAAGGGACAACTTCGTCCCAACAATGTAACGAAATATGAGAAGTTTGTAATAAAGCAAAACCTGTTAAGCCACTAGCACCTTTTACATCTACATAGTGAGCAACGGGTTGCCCTAATCTTTTCATACCAATCGCTGATACTAATTTTCTTAACCACTTTCTTACGAAACGAATATCTTTTGGTGGTTTATTTATATTAGCTCTTATAATTAAATGATTATGTTTAACCATTTTTATACAAACCTTTTTGTATTTCTTCAGCTTTTTCTTCTGTCGTCTGTCCAGTAAGTTTTAATTTTATCTTTCCTTCAGGCTGTGTTTCCTGCTCTATTAATAAATTAAGATACTGTTGAGCTTTTTTTAAATCAGCTATTCGTTCTTCTTTAGTAGTATGTTTATATCTCCAACGACAAATATACTTAATAGCATTACCTTCAGCATACGGAATATTATTCTGCATAATAAAAGTAATGGGTTCTATTTTAAATCTAAAGTAATGAGGGGGGTTCTTTATTTTATCTGCCATAACTTGACCCTTCCCGTCTTCTTATTGTATTCTTTATGTCTAAGAATATGTGCAACTCTAGCTTGTTGTAGAGCCTCTTTCTTAGTAAAGCCTTTAGCCTTATAAGCTCCAACAACGATTTTCCATAGCTCTAAAAGGGGTACATTAGTGTATTGCTTAATCATTTTTTCAGCAGTTTTAACGCCCACATTTGGTAATCCTGAGTACCCATCGGTAGAATCACCTGCCATTGTTTGTATCATAAACCAATAATCAGCTAATCTTTGAGGTATGTGTTCAACTGTTTCCCCATCTCTACTAACTTTAGCAGGAATTTGTCTCATATCTTTATCAATAGAAACAATAATCCTATCTTCAGTAGGGTGTGGTTCAGTTGCCATTATACCCATAACATCGTCAGCTTCTAAATTTTTCCACATAACTCCATTATGTTTCTTCATAATGTATTCACGCAAAACATTTAAAACCATCGGCTTACGTCTGTCTTTACGATTATCTTTATAACTCGGAAGAATATCTTTACGAAAATTATTCTTATCAGTTAAAGCACAAACATAATCGTCAGCTTCAAAGTTAGAACCTAACTCATCTATCTGAGCATCTACTTCAGCCATACACGTCTTTTCATCACAGTGTAATGTCCAAAATCCATCACCCCAATGTGTACTTACTTCATTGGAAGTGGCTATCTTATATATTAATATGTCACCATCTATTAATAATACTTTATCTTTTTTTTTCATTTTTCCTTTCCATTATTCTCTATTAAATTTTTTGCTAATAATATTTCGGACAATGGAATTAAAACAAACTTACTTCTATATCCATCACCACCATTTTTAGTATTTTTTTTGTACTTTTCAGCTAATCGTTTAACAGTAGAAGTATCAAACCACATTTTACATAAATCTTTATCACTAACAGGGTCAGCTAATATATGAATCCACTGCTCAGACTTCGTAGCCATTACTCCTGATGGTTTACCATTACAAGCTATTTCTATGGCTATATTATCAGTTCTATGCCACCAATCTCTTTCGGTTTTTACTTCAAACTTAGTACCTGCTTTTTGATGTAATAAGTCCATAACTCTTTTTTCTCGTTTATTTCCATATAACAAATCTTTTCTAAAATTTGAAGGTTTGTCTAATGTAAAGTCGTACTCTTTCTTTGTCTCTTTATTTGTATTTAGCATTAATGTGTTTCACTCCAGTTATTTCCTATTTTATATTGTCCAGTTAAAGGCAATCTTAAATTGAAGTGTTTTCCAGTACGTTCAATAGATTCT